AGCATACAAGCTTTTGGTCTACAGCAAATGGGTAGACGAAGAAGAGGAGAATACGACAGTGGAGTTCCTCGAATAAAAATACCTTCACCGTCACCATAAATTTAAGGAGAAAACATGGCTATAACAACTAATGCTATTTGAAAAAAAAAAAAAAAAGAGATACAAGTTTCATATCTGAATTTTCACCAAACGACACCGTTACAGCTCAACCAAAATATTACGCTAATTGGGATGATAATAACATCTTATTAGCTCCTACACCTGATCAAGCTTACACAATACAAATAAATTACATTAAAGATCCGCCTCATTTTAATGCATCTACAAATACGTATATTTCTACAAACCAAGAAGCTATGCTTTTGTACGGAGTATTAAAAGAAACATATGGATATTTGAAAGGACCTGAAGACCTATACAAATTGTATTCTGACAGGTATAATCAAAGCATACAAGCTTTTGGTCTACAACAAATGGGTAGACGAAGAAGAGGAGAATATGACAGTGGAGTTCCTCGAATAAAAATACCTTCACCGTCACCATAAATTTAAGGAGAAAAAAATGGCTATAACAACTAATGCTATCTGTAAAACATTTAAAAAAGAATTATTGGAGGCAACACACAATTTTAGTAACCCAGGCGGTAATACATTTATATTAGCGATGTATACTAACTCGGCTACTTTAGGAAAATCGACAACATCTTTCACAACAGGTAACGAAGTATCTTCACCATCAGGTTACACATCAGGTGGTAAAGCTTTAGTGAATGTTGGCACATCTTTAGCTACTAACACAGCTATAACAGATTTTGCTGACTTATCTTTCACTGGTGTTACTTTAACAGCAAGAGGTGCATTAATTTATAATGACACTGCAACTGGTGATCCTGCTGTTGCTGTATTAGATTTTGGCGGTGATAAAACTGCATCTGCAGGAACATTTACTATTCAGTTCCCAGCATTTACAACGAGTGCAGCAATATTGAGAATCGCATAATTTAAAGGAGGTGCCTGCTATGGCAAACATTACTAATTTGTTTTCTATAGCGGGTCTTCCGTTCGACCCAGGAGCTGTTCATGGCTAATAATAAATGGGGTCAAGGTGCTTGGGGTATCAATAATTGGGGAGACCAAGCCGATACTATTTTTTCAGTTACAGGATTAAGCACAACACTTTCACAAGGAGTAACTTTAGAACCCTCTGCAGAAATAAACGAAGGATGGGGGAGACTTACTTGGGGTGAAAATGCTTGGGGTGTTAGTGGAGATGTAGTTGTTTCAGGTATAGCAATGTCCACAAGCATTGGATCTGTTACGGCAAAATTTGGATCTTCAATTATTGGTACTGGTCAAAGCTTAACATCATCTGTAGGTTCATCTACTGTAGAAATAGCAACAGAATTTCAACTTACAGGACAGGCGGTAACAAGCTCTATTGGTACAACACATGAAATTACTGCTGATGCAAATGTAAGTGTTACTGGAATTAGCACAAACACTGCAATAGGCTCAGTTACAATAGATGATCAATTTTTAATTGAACAAGGATGGGGTAGAGGCACTTGGGGTAACAGAGTATGGGGTGGTGCTTATTCTGTAATAGCACAAGGTCAATCTTTAACCACTGCTCAAGGTACAGCGATAGGTTTCACTGATGTTGATGTTTCAGTTTCAGGATTAGATTTAATTACAATCACACAAGGTTTAAGTTCAATACAAATTGATGGTAACATAACTGTTTTTGCATCGGAGGATCAACTTGACTTAAGTTTAGGTAATCAATCACTAGAACAATCTACAAATGAAAGCGTGTCTGGTCAAAGCTTATCTTCAAGTATTGGTCAAGTTTTACCTGAAAATAAAACACCTGTTGATGTAACTGGTATTTCAGCTACTTTATCATTAGGTACATTTAGTTTAGTACAAACAACAAACGAATCTGTTACTGGTCAGGCAGCAACTTTGAATGTAGGTCAGGTATCACAAGAAACTGCATATCCTGTAACAACAGCTGGATCTTTAACAACAACTCCAGGATCTGTATCAATAAGTGCTACTGCTGGTGTGCCTGTAACAGGGGTAGGGTTGACAGCAAATATTGGCTCAGTTAATGTAACGCCATGGAGTGAGATCGATCCAGGTGTAAATAATGTTTGGACCGAGGTTGATAAGGCAGCCTAATTTTGTTAATATAGGAGATATATGACATCATCATATTCAACAGATTTAAAACTAGAGTTAATGGTAACTGGCGAAAACGCTGGTACATGGGGTGATAAAACTAATACAAATTTAAACTTAGTTCAACAAGCTATTGCAGGTGTAGAATCAATTACACTTACTGATGCTGGTACAAAAGCACTAGCAATGTCTGATGCGGCATTATCAGATGCAAGAAACATGGTTTTAAAACTTGCAACAATTACTTTATCTGGTGCAAGTAACTTAACTATACCTGATAATATTGAAAAATTTTATATTCTTGATGCAACAGCAGTAACTAATCCAACAAACTTAACTTTTAAAACAGCATCAGGAACAGGATTTACTTTAGATGCTGCAAAAATTTACGCAGCTTATTCTGATGGTACAAATATTGTTGAAGTGTCTTTAGATTCTTTAGGTGGTACAATTGGAACTGCTCAAATATCTGATGACGCTGTTACAAATGCTAAAATTGCCGATGATGCAATTCGTGCTGCACAACTTTCTAACAACGCAGTTGTAACAGATGCAATAAACGCAGATGCAGTTACATCTGCTAAAATTGCAGACAATGCTGTTTTAACTGTAAACATTTCAAATAAAAATGTAACTACAGCAAAAATTGCAGATGATGCTGTAGGCGCTGATCAACTAGCTGACACTGCTGTCACTGCAGGATCTTACGATCTTGCGTCAATTACAGTTGACGCTCAAGGAAGAATCACGGCTGCGTCCACAGGATCAGCAGGCGGGGGGGCTTTTGAGATAGCACAAAATATTACAGGTGGAACAGGAACTTTCACAGCTCCGAGTAACGCAAATTATATTGGTGCATACATGCAAGGTGGACAATCAGGTGGAAACCCAGTTGGACCAAGTCAGCCACCAGCTGTAGGTAGAAGTGGTAAACCAGGTGGATTTGGATATTTTGGTGCACCTATATCTCCACCTTTTTCTCAACCTTACGCGGTTGGCGCTGGTGGAAACCCAAGTGCAGGATCAGGCGGAGCAACAAATCTAGCTACAATTGGAACTGCTAATGGTGGATCTAATAACGCTAGTGGAACTGCACCAGGCGCAACTGTTGAAGGTACTCAAGGTTTACCTTTTAATGGTACATTTGCTAATAGACCTGGAGGAAATATAAATCCTACTAGTGGACCACAAACTGGTAACCCAGGTGTATTAACAATTTTCTTAAATACAGGATCATAAAAATGGCTTATATATTTATTGAAAAGGCAGGAAAATTTGGTCACAAAGCAGTTGAAGATGCAACTAACAGAGATGCGTTAAGTCATTTAAATCATTGTTACAATGTCATAGAGATATCTACTGAAGATTTTACTAAATTTATAAATTTAGATCATACTCCAATAACTAATGCTGATGGAACTGCAATCACAGGTTGGTCAACAAGCGAAGGCCCAAGAAAAATAGATGGGGATCTAGATATAATTAGAAATCATTCTGAGGCACAAAATCACTATGACGAATATATTAAGTGTTTAAAAAATGTTTTAACAAATTATCCAAATCATCCAAAAGCATCTGTAGTTCAAAGTGTGGTAGACAATGCAGTTGATTTATCTACACTTGATTATGGTTCAGGCACAGAAGCAGACCCTTGGAAAACTGTACCTATTTGGAGAATTTTAGCAGAGAATAATCAACCGTCAGTATCCCCTTTACAACTTCCATAAACATTAATATACATAAGGCATGTCGAAGATAATTGAGTTTCAAGCTCATTCTGAATATGTCAAATTAAAAGACGAATGGCCTATACCAGCAAAAATTAATATACCTGCTTGGTATAAAAAATTATCTCATGAATGGGACAGACAAACTGTAAAAGGGTGTATGCCATTTTTAGATGCATTTACAACTGGGTATATATTGAAAATGCCAATAGACATGGCTATTAATCATAATTTTACGAATAATAAAGGAGAAAAGGATGGTGCTCAAGGTGTGCCTAACACCATAAAACCTAATTTTTCATTAAACTTGAATGGAAAAAAACCTGAATACCATCAAACTTTCCAACTTGAAGGTTCACCTTTAATTGAAAAAAATGCAAATTTAAATATTCATAAAATTATTAATCCTTGGATTATTAAAACACCTCCAGGTTGGTCATGTTTATTTGTGCCTTGCCTTAACAACAATGATGACAGATTTGAAATAATATCAGGTGTTGTTGATACAGATATTTTTGATAGAGAAATAAATTTTCCGATAGTAATTAATTCTTATAAATATCCGAAACTTAAAACTGTTATAGAAAAAGGCACGCCTTATGTTCAAATAATTCCTTTTAAAAGAGATAGTTGGAAAATGAAAGTAAAAACAATAGATGAAAAAGAGTATCATAGATCTATATTTCATTATGGATTAAAATTTATGAACAGGTACAGATCTAAGTATTGGAACAAAAAAGATTTTAAATGACAACATTAGATAAATATATTTGTGAAATCGATAGTGGTATGAAATTATCTACTATTGGTAAATTAATAAAAGTATTAAATATTTCTAAATTTCATCAAGCTACTGTAGGTGAAGAACAGGTAAATCTTTCTATTAGAAAAACAAAGAATTTACCTCTTTATAAACAAGCAGAAAGTCTTTCAAATGTTCACTGGGCTAACAGACTATCTTTAGTTTTTTGGCATGCACATAATCAGTATAAAAATTATCTCAACTCAGATGAAGATTTGATCCAAAGTATACAAGACATAGAAGCATTACAGTATAAACAAGGTGGTTTTTATAAATTTCATACAGATCATTATTACAAACATCCTAGAACATTAAGTTTTATTTTATTACTCAATAATGATTACAAAGGCGGAGAGTTGGTATTTAAAGACCCTGTCAAAGAAGAATTTAAAACAATTAAAACAGCACCCGGTAAACTTATTGTTTGGCCATCGAATTTCTTATATCCACATACGGTAAAACCAGTAACTGAGGGCACGAGGTATAGTGTTGTAGCATGGGGCTTATAAAAAAATTTGATTATTTTCTTACACAAGAAGAAAAAAAATTATTAAAACATTATGGTAGGATAAGGCACAGAAACAATATGACAAAGTTTGATCCTACTACTGACAATGAAGATACACTAATTTATGCTGATTCTGTGCTAGATGCATTATTACTATCTAAAAAAAATATTGTAGAAGAAGCCTTAAACAAAACACTATTTGGTACATTTTCTGAATTGAGAATTTATACTATGTGTTCAGAGTTTGAATATTTTAAAAAACCTGAACCATGCGAATATACTGTAAGAGGTACAATTAATATGATTGGTAGATCATGGCCTTTATATTTGGCAGGGGAGGAAATAAATGTAAGAGAGGGCCAAGCTGTTCTTTACAAGGGGCATGATACCCATGTGTTTAGAAAAGAATTTAATGGTGATTATTTTATTGAATTTGTTTTAAATTATGTGGATGCAAATGGTCAATACAAAGAATTTTTAAAAGATAAGAAAGCAACATTCGGAGAATCATGAAAATAGAACAAAAAAATAATTACTGTAAAATTAGTTACACATGGCAAGAGAGACTAAAAATATTGTTCAAAGGATTTACTATTATATCTAATGATGGAATGAGACACATAGCTAATCATTTGATGAAACTTTGTATTAAATTACAAAGCGATTCAAATAATAAACCAATAATGTCTGAGGATGAACAAGATATCAAATGAGTTTTAATAATAAAAAATACACTGTAGTGCGAAACGCTATTTCAAAAGAATTAGCGAATTTTGTTTTAGATTATCTTAATATAAAATCCGAGGCGGTAAAATATATATATTCTAATAGAATTGTAAAAGACCAACATGACTTATTAGGCACTTGGAAGGATACTCAATGTCCAGGTGTTTATTCTTGTTATGGCGATTGGGCTATGGAGACTCTTTTAAAAAAATTACACCCACTTATGGAAAGAGAAACTGAAAAAAAATTAGTAATAAATTATTCGTATTGTAGAATTTATAAAAAAGGATCAATATTAGACAGGCACAAAGATAGACCATCTTGTGAAATATCAACCACTTTAAATCTAGGAGGTGATGTTTGGCCTATTTTTTTAGAACCTAACAAAAACGTAGGACCCGCTGATACAGATGGTTTAACTATAAGTAGTAATAATGAAGGTATTCCAATAACTTTAAACCAAGGTGATATGTTAATTTATAATGGAGTTGATTTAGAGCATTGGAGAGAAAAATTTAAAGGTGATAGTTGCACACAAGTTTTCCTACATTATGCAAATAAATTTGGTGATTTTGGTAATCAGCCTTTAGATAAAAGACCTTTATTAGGTATTCCCAAGACTACATAAAATCTTTTTGACATGGTATAATTTCACATGCCTTTAGCAAAAGTAAACATAGCACCAGGATTTGATAAACAATCTACCCCAGCTGATGCTGAGGGTCGTTGGGTTGATGGAGATAATGTAAGGTTTAGATATGGTGAACCTGAAAAAATAGGTGGATGGTCAGCTTTAGTCGATAATAAGATTGTTGGTGCTGCAAGAGCTCAACACGTATGGGCTAACACTGATGGTAAAAGATATGCTGCAATTGGTACAGACAAAGTTTTAGTCATATATTTTGATGGTGCCTTTTATGATATCACTCCACTTGACACAGATAATTACTCGACAGGCGCAAATATAACAACGACCAACGGATCGACAACCGTAACAATCACTACTACTGGGTCTCACAATCTTACTGTTGGAGATATTATAACTTTTGCAAACGCTGGATCTTTTGGTGCTGATACTGATTACACAGCTACAGATTTCGATGACAAATTATTTGAAGTTCAAAGTGTTCCGTCAATAACAACTTTTACTATTACAATGCCTACAGCAGAAACAGGCTCAGGCGAAACGAATGACGGTACACTTGATGTAAGACCATATGTTCCAGTTGGACCTTTAACACAAACGGCAGGCTATGGTTGGGGTACATATCTATTTGGTGGTCGAACAATTGCACAAACGACAACTACAATGAATAACGGTGGAAACATGTTGGTGGGTGCAACATCAGTAGTTTTAACAGACTCTTCTATTTTTCCTGCATCAGGTAAAATTAGAATTGGATCTGAGGATATGGAATACACAACCAACACCACTGGTACAAATACTATTAGCGGAATTACTCGAGGAATAAACGGTACTTCTGCTGCAGAACACACAGACGGATCTACAGTTACAAATATAACTGATTATGTGGGTTGGGGTGATGCATCAACATCTAGCACAGTAACAATTGAACCTGCTAACTGGTCTTTGGATAATTACGGTAATTTGTTAATTGCAACAATTCATAATGGCGAAACTTTTACTTGGGATTCCTCAGCTACAAACGCTTTACAAACAAGAGCAACAATCGGTTCAGGCATGCCAACTAAATCTGTCATGACAATTGTATCTGATAGAGATAGACATCTTTTTCATTTAGGCACAGAAACTACAATTGGATCAGCCACAACCCAAAACAAAATGTTTATCAGATTTTCAGATCAAGAAAGCACAAGTGTCTATGCACCAACATCAACAAACACTGCAGGAACATTTCAACTTGATGACGGCACACGTATCGTAGGTGCTTTTAAAGGTAAAGATTATATCTTGGTTCTTACAGACACTGCTGCCTATGAAATGCAATTTGTTGGTCCTCCTTTCACATTTTCAATAAGAAAAGTAGGTTCTAATAATGGTTTAATGGGTCAGCATGCAGGAGTGTTTGCAAATGGAGCGGTATATTGGATGGGTAAAACTGGTGGTTTTTATGTGTATGATGGAACAGTAAAATCGTTACCTTGTCTTGTTGAAGATTTTGTATTTACAACAGATGGAAATAATCCAGGTATAAATTACGATTCTGGTCAAATAGTTTTTGGAGGTATTAACGAATTATATTCTGAAATAAATTGGTTCTATCCAACAGCTAACTCATCTCAAGTGAACAGAGTTGTAACATATAATTATGATGAAAATGTTTGGACTACAGGAACATTAGACAGAACAACTTGGATTGGATCGACTGTATATGAAGTGCCTTATGCTACAGACTTTAACGCGTCTGACACTCCTACTTTCCCAACTGTAAGTGGAATATCTAATGGTGCCACAATATATTACGCACATGAGGTTGGAATAAATCAAGCTAATGGAGATGGCACACAAACTGCAATTACATCTTTTATTAAATCAGGTGAATTCGATTTAAATGGAAGACAAGGTGTTCCAGGTGATGGTGAGTTTTTAATGAGTATAAAAAGATTTTTACCTGACTTCAAACGTATTAGTGGTAATGCAAAAGTAACAATATTTTTAAATCAATTTCCACAGGGCACAACAGCTTCATCAAGTCCACTTGGACCTTTTACTGTAAGTTCAAGCACTTCTAAAATTGACACAAGAGCGAGAGCTAGACTAGCTGCTGTGCAAATTGAAAATGAAAATCTTAATGAGAGTTGGAGATATGGCACATTTAGATTTGATGTAAGAGTAGATGGTAGAAGATAATGGCAAAAATTATTATTCAAATACCTGAGCCTAAACCAGTATATTCAGAAGAAGACCAGAGACAGGTGCTTCAAGCACTTAGAACTCTTCAGTCTCAGTTGAACTTTTCATATGAGAATGATATAAAAAACAAACAAGATGCATTTACTTATTTTTTATCATGACAATACAATATAAAAGCGATACTTTTGATTTAGATACAACTAATGTAACAACTGTTTTGACTTGTCCTGCTGATGCCACAATATTAGTTAAGTCATTACAAGCATCTCATCAAACTGCAAGTAATGTAGATGTTGATGCTTATTTACAAAAGTCTGGTGGGTCTAATGTAGAAATAAGTCATGCACAACTCAATAAAAGTTTTACTAATATGGTCAGTGATACATTGAATATGGAAGCATCTGATGTTCTTAAAATACAAGCTGATACCGCAGATACAATTACTGGCGTTGTAAGTTATGCATTATTAGACAGATCTCAAGAAAATGGCTAAAGATATTAAAGTCATCGATAATTTTCTTTCTTCTTTTGATTTTAATAATATAAAATCTTTATTATTTTCATCCACATTAGATTGGTATTACTCGGACCATATTTGTGATGAAAATGAAGAGGGTTTGCACAATTGTATGTTTACTCATTCTTTTTTTAGGCTACAACCTGAAGTTAATTTAAATAACAATTTCAATTTAATCATTCCGATAATAAAAAAATTAAAAATATGTTCATTGTTAAGAATAAAAGCTAACTTAACTTTAAGAACATCTGAACCAATAAAACATTGTTTTCACACTGATCATCACGAGAGTTATTATAAAAGTGCAATACTTTATATAAATAATAATAATGGAGGCACTGAATTTGAAGATGGTACATTTATAGAGAGTAAAGAAAATAGATTATTAATTTGTAAATCTAACATTAAACACACAGGAGTAAGCCAAACCAATACTAAGGAAAGAATTGTTTTGAGTTTAATATATACATAATGGCTAAAAAGAAATCTATTTTTGGAGTAAATAATTATCACAAACGAACACCTAAAAAACGACCTGGTGTACATACAAAAAATAAAAACAAAAGAAAGCCACATCGTAAGAAAAATCGTGGACAAGGTAGATAATTTAGTATATTAGGATTACATGACTGTTTATCACAAAATAAAATGCGAGACTAAAACTATCTATAGAAGTATCAAAACAGGTGAAAGATATGAAACAGAAGAGGCTTTTCTTGCACAACATCCTAAAGAAGATTTGGCAACAGATATAGAAGTGCAGGTTCCTGATCTTCCTTTATTTAGTAAAACAAAAAAATGAATCAAGGTAGATTTTATTATTGGGGTCCTTTTTTATATCACACAAAAATTTCACTTGAAGATGTAGAAAATCTTAAAAAAATTTGTGTTAAAGATGAATCTAAGAATGCTGTCAAAAGTTTAGTTGGGCATTTTAAAACGGAATATAATATTGATACAAAAAAATATTTAGAAATAATAAATAAATACGTGCCAAATTTTCAAGATAACTATTTGAAATTCTATGGACACACCTGTCCTAAATTGTATTGTGTAAGGTCTTGGGTAAATTTTATGTATGCAGGAGACTATAATCCCTTACATATTCACACGCAATGTGATTTTTCTAGTGTGCTTTATTTAAAAGTGCCGAACGAAATACATGATGAAGCAAAAAAAAGCAATGCTACAGGTGGAGAGTTAGAAGGTCCAGGATGTGTAAGTTTTTTCTATGGAGAAAATCACATTAATACTATTTCATCAAAATATTTTAGACCAACAGCGGGAGATTTTTTTATATTTCCTGCAATGTTAAGACATACAGTTGCACCTTTTAAATCAAACGTTGAAAGAATATCTATCGCTGCAAATTTTTCATTTAAGGAGAATAATTCATGAAACCATTAGGAGGCACAGAATTACAATATAAATTTTTACAGGATAATGTAGATAAGTCTTTATTGGATCATTTTCAAATATGTTTATCCGTGCCAGGTAAAGTGCCTTTAGCAGCAAACAAAATAAATATACTTTGGCAAAAAAATTCTTGGGATCAACCACCTTTACAATCATTCTTTAAAGATAAATCAAGACATAAAGAATATGATTATTATGTTTTTAATAGTCATTGGAACTATGAAAATTTTAGAAAACGTTTTGATATACCACAAGAAAGATGCACTGTAATAAAAAACGGAATACCAGATATTAAACAAAGAAACGCAGATCAGAAAAAGGATAAGATTAAACTTATATATCATCCTACTCCATGGAGAGGTCTATCTGTTTTACTTGGTGCAATGCAGCTAGTTAAGAATCCGAATATAGAGTTAGATGTTTATAGTAGCACTAAAGTTTATGGATCTGAGTTTGAAAAACAAAATGATGATCAATACAAAGCTTTGTATGACCAAGCTAAAATTTTACCTAATGTAAATTATATTGGATACAAATCAAATGAATACATATTAGATAATCTTCATACTTATGATGCTTTTGTTTATCCTAATATATGGGAAGAAACATTTTGTATATCAGCATTAGAAGCTTTAGCATGTGGTCTAGCTGTAGTGACAACGGACAACGGAGCACTTTATGAAACTTGTTCTGAGTTTCCAGTCTATGTACCAATGGATAATAACTATAATAATTTAGCTACACAATTTGCTGCTGTAATTGATGGATTACCTGAGCAAATGAATACCACAGGATTTCAATACCACTTAAAGTTTCAACAAAAGTTTTTTAATCATTTTTATCATTGGAAAAATATTGCCGGACAATGGACAAGTTTTTTAAAAGGAGCACTAAATGCTAAAAGCACTTAGGAAAAGATACGAAGCACAAGTTGCTGAATCAATAGCAACGATTAATATTTATCTTAAGAGCCCTGTCGGTATCGGTGAGCATCCACAACATCTAGATGAAGTAGACAAATTATTACAAAAGATAGTAGATGCAGAAGAGAAAATAAAATTAATAGATAGGTGGGTTGATTAGTGCAAGATCCAAGTAAACCTATGTGGTTTAATAAAACTATTGAACCTAAAACTGAAACAAAACCTGCAAAGAAGTTTTCTATATTTGTTGCTACGCCTGTACATAGCGAAGTATCAATTCATTACTTTCAAGCTTGTTTGGAATTTCAAAAACATTGTCTAAAGAATGATGTGCTTGCTTCTTTTCAAGTAATGAAATCATCGCTTGTCACACAAGGCCGTAATTTGTGTGTATCTAGTTTTATGGAATCAAATCATACTCATCTGTTGTTTGTTGATTCAGATATAGATTTTCAAACACAATCAGTATTTAAAATGGTGGCAGCAGATAAAGATATAATATCTGTACCTTATCCATTAAAACAACTAATGTGGGATAAAGCTTGGGAGAGAATATCAAAAGGTGCTATATAAAATTCAAGGGATCTTAAGTTTAAAGGTCTTTATACGTATCCTATGAAAGTAGAAAATGAAAAAGATATACGTATTAAAGATGGTGTAATTGAAGTGACTCACTCACCAACTGGCTGCATGTTAATCAAAAGAGAAGTTATTGAGAAAATGATAAAAGCTTATCCTGATACTGAGATTATACAAAAGACAGTTATCAA